GATCAACGATCTCCGTTGGAGCCACGAAATTTAAAGGGCTCATTTGTGGTGGAACATCTGAGTGTTCTGGCTTATTGTCTGTTCCAAGACGGTCGGAATTTCTTCCCATTATACCTCCAGTATATTATTATAGATCGGTCACAGTGCCGGGTTGTGGTTGAGGATTGGCTGCTCTCAACCTATCAAGTCTTTCTTCGGCACCGGTTCCGTAATCTGCATAGTCATAAGCTATTTCTAGTGTAACCTCTGATAATTCATCACTTGAATAGTCAAGCTTGCTGTACCCTGCCGAGATTATAAATGCTCCTCTGAGGGTCCACTGATCCGCTATTGTATCGCCGTCTGCGGCAAGGTGTTGGATGACTAAGTCATTCACTGCAGAGTTGGTGGCCTTTTGGATTCCGGTCATCGCATCTTGGTTAGGTCTAGTGTATCCAATATTGATTAGTTCTTGCTCAAGCGATAAACCAGCATTTGGAGAACCTCCATCTGCGAAGTCTGTTAAGGTCATTTGGATGTTTTTCCAAGTCACAATGCCGGGATACTTAAACTTGTGATTAATGAGTTGATAATCGTTAGTTGAAACATCAAAAGCCGGCTTATCAATCGACTTCGCCCAATACCAAATGGGGTCGTTCGATTGTGCCCAACCATCAGAGATTATTTGAAATCTAAAATTTCTTTTAGGTTCGATTGTTGAATCTGTCCAAAACGACATGTTTAACCTCTATTAAGTTGTTGACGGCGGAACTCTAAATTGGTCACGGAAAGCAGCTTTGGTTTCATCTGCATTATCACACTCAGCCCAGTCATAACGCCAAGTCAAATCAATTGTTCTCAATTCATCATTAGCATAATCCAATGTAGAGTATGTAGCTCCCTTAAGGTATGAATTCTGAAGTGTCCACTTCTCAATTTCTACACCATCTGCATTAAAGATTGTTGTAATAACAGAGCCAACAGCGGCAACCGAATTAGCTTTACCCATAGTACTTGGAGTGGTGTTTTTACCCTTAACATTGTATCCTGATCTCAGAATGATGTTGTTTGTTAAGGCGGCAGCGTTGGGACTAACAGGGTCCACTAGCGTCATTGTGCAATCAGCCCAAGTCAAACGTCCGGGAAAGTAATACTTGTTATCTAAGTAATCGTGTGTTGTCTCGCTAACGTCGTATGATGGGGTCTTGAAGTTCTTTGCCCACCAAACGATACTATCAGAGTCAAATCCGGTGATTTGTACTTGAAATCTAAAATTTCTTTTAGGCTCTGATGTTGCTTCGGTCCAAAATGACATAATTTAATTCTCCTATTTATCTTTAATTAGTATCGATTATAGTTCTATGCCACTTTGTGTGATAACAAAGTCAACTGCGATGAACTCGATTGAACGGGCTGGTTTAACAAATACCTTTGCGTACAAGATATTACGATCTTGAAGATCAGGTGTGGTTGTGGTCTCATCTAAAACTAGTTTGTATTCTACGATACCAAAGTCTGATTTAACTTGTGAAAGAACACGATCCGCTTGAGTTTTGAAACGATTCCAAGTTGCTTGGATGTTTTGATCAAACAAGATTGTATCAGCGATATCTCCGATCTCTTTCTTGAGGTAGTTCATCAAGCGACGAACATTAATACGATCAAGAGCAGATGCGTCTTGTTGAAGAGTCTTTTGTCCAAAGATCACGGTATCACCTGTTGCAGGGAAACGTGCGATTGGGTTAATGTTTACTTCGTATAGACTATCGCGATCAGCTTTAGTTAGGTGTTCGATTGTTCCTAGTACTGCAGGTCCTCCAGATCCACCAAGAGGGTTTAATCCACCTCTTTGGAATCCAGCGGGTGCGAACCATGGTTGTGAATCTGCTTCTGATTTTCCAATTGCGCCGAGTGCTGCTACTGATGGAGGAGCTATAAGAACAGTTCCGTTTCCATTTAAAGTATCAGACAAGCGAATGTTTGGATAGTAAGTCGCAGCATAAGAGCTATCTAGTCCAGCAGCGTTTATTTCACTAACAACTGAGGTGATTGATTGAGTAGTATCTCCACCGCCAGTATCAACTGCAGGTGAATAAACACCTTCAACATCAATAATTGCTAATGCGTCACCACGAGCCTCGGTTTGACTTATTAAGTCTTGATTTACTGAGCGGTTTGTAACGCCCGGTACTGAGATCAAGTCATAACGAATAACATCCCTATCAGCTACCATGTTAAGTGCAGATTCCATTGAAAATTGAGCTGATGAATCCGCATCGTCCAATTGTGCTTTATTGAATGGGTTTTGCAACTTAATGTTAAGTCCGTCAAATCCACCGAAGAATGGTGCGACAAATTGCTTAACACCATCGGTGTCGATAAGTGTAGCAAGTGCTACAGGTGATCCAGCTGCTGAATCGAAGTAGTATTTACCAGCGACAGTCTTAACTATCTCGTCCAAAGTGAATACGTATGATGCCTCAGTCAAGGCAGTGCCTTCTGCTAAGTGAGGTTGAAAGAGAGAGTCTGCTCTCAATTGTCCCAAGTCTCCAAAGTTCTCATCGCCCTTTTGAGCAGCATAAGAAAGTCCGAGTAGTGCGGTAGAACTATAGTCCCCACTTCTTACATTGGTACCTGTTGTTGAAAGTCCGTATTTTGGATATGTAACAGTTAGTGTGTCACCATTTGAAAGTTCATTAAGAGTTGCAGAGGTAGAGCTACCATTGGGTAGTCGAGTTTTTAGTTGCAACCACTCATCTGAATCTCCAGTATCAATCTCAGCAATAACTGCTGAGCCGACAGATGTTGCTGGTCCAACAAAGCCAACTGGGAAGTCAGATCCAATTACTGCTGTAGCAGTGGGCATTTCAATTCTGACTAAGTTAGAATTGTTGTCGTACTTACCTGTAGTGATTAATTTTGTTCCATTCCAAGATTGGTTTAGGTCTCCAATTCTTTTTTCGATGTAGTTTGTATCGCTAGGATCCAAAGTTAGGTTTGAGAACTTCTCAATGTATTGAGATGCTTGCATTCCAACTCCAGCTATCTCAAGTGAGAATGTGGCGTTTGGTTTTGTAGCTGTTCCGCGACGAAGGTCTTTTATTCTTACAACATGATTTTTGTGAAAATCAGAACCTTCTTCCAATGCGATCAATCTAAATAATTTCTTTTGTGTAGGTTTTGCGCCAATGAACCAACCAGATTTTGCTGCTGTGGCTTGTGATTGCCAATCAGTGAATTGATTTGACCCAGAAACAATTCCTGCTGTGAAAGCAAAGAGGCCATTCGTAGCGTCTAATCTGCCGACAGCGTGCTCAAAGGTTTCTCCCAAGAAGTAATTCAAATTATGATCACCAGTTCCTGCATCAAACTCTGTAGCATCTGTATTAAAAACATTTCTGATAAAGTTTGGTGAGGCTGTGTCGAAGTTAAAGGTGTATTCTTGTTCAGCGTTAACTCCACCAGATACAAAAGCAGTCCATCCATTTGTTCCTTTAACAATAGCGGTTGCTCCGTTTTGGGTGATGGTTGCTCCATCGCGTCCTATTCCGGACAATGTGATGTTACTTGCGCTCATGTAAAGAACACCTGCTAGCACACCATTTAAGGCAAGAGCATTATTTGTTCCGCCTGAGAATGCAATAGTTGCATTCTCAGAACCAGCATTAGCAATGGTGACTGATTTTACACCAATTACGGCAGCTGTTCCGGATGCTTGTTGAGTAAAGATAACATTATTGGTTCCACCAGTTACTGTAAAATCTACCGTTGGTGAGAGTGCATCGATGGCTGCGAGTTGTTGCTGTATTGCCGTCCTTATTCTGTCTGCTGCTTGGTTTTCACTAGACGCAGTTGTGATGTCGGAGGTCTTGATGTTGAAAGCACCTGTAGTGGCACCGGAAAATTCAAAGGTGTAGGATCCGCCAAAAAATTCAATTGTAATTGTTGAACCGTCTGCAAACTGAGTTTTGTCGAGCAAGGAGTAAGTTGCAGTCATACCAGTTAGGCCAGTTGCTGCCTTGTTTTCTGCGACAAAGATACCAACGGCAGATTCTACTGCGCCAACGGAAGCCATTGGAAATGTCACCTGAGGGACATTCCATCCAGCTTTATCTGTACCGGTTGCACCAGACTTCTCAAGTCCAGCTAAACGAACGAATTTTACTGGTCCAACGCCAGAAGCCAAATAGGCTTGCGCTGCATAACCAGCATAGGAAGGTGCACCAGTGTTTCCTTCACGCCATGGATCTTGGCTCTTAACGCCATCCATTGGCTTTCCGAATACATCAATGAAGTTTTCCAAACTATTAACCTTAACTGGTTTCATAGATGGTCCTTTTCTCGATCTACCGATAAGAAGTAGACCGTCTTCTTCTGGTACTGGTATTACTTGTGATTGGTCGATCTCTCTTAATTGAATTCCGGGAGACACAAAGTCGAACTTGGTAGGCATTAATCCTCTCCTATTAAAATTTATTTTCTTAATAAATAGTTAAATAAAAGCCCAAAGTCATAAATCCCTGAAATTCTCACCGCTCTTGTCCCAAGGCTTTGAATCACCGACAATTACACGCTCTCTGGAAATCTTAACTTCAACAATGGATTCCTTTGTCTGTATGAATGAATCTTCATCGTTGTGGTCGTTACCAGTTATGTATCCAAGAACCTTGATGCCCACTTTTGCTGTAAACATTCTTTCGTCTTCTCCAAGATTTCCAGAATTACTTATTCCATAACTAGGTTCTAAAAATGCTTCATATCTATAACCATCATTCTCAATAAGGAAATTTCTTTTTCTCTCCGTCATAAAGAGAGGTAGGATGTCGTTCATTTGCTGTTGAT